CTGCTGCACCGTCTGGTCCTTGTGGTCCTGTAGGTCCTGTTGGACCTGCTGGGCCAGTATCGCCAGTATCGCCTTTTGCTCCAGCTGCACCATCAGCGCCTGACGGGCCTGCTGGTCCTTGTGAACCAGTGCTCCCTGTGGCTCCCTGTGGGCCTTGATCTCCTTGTGGTCCCACAATACGACCAATATCATTCCAAGCACTAGTAGTCAAGTTCCAGAACCATAGCGCACCGTCTAAATGTGTAAGACCGTCACCTGTGGTAACGATCCAGCCATGTCCTGCAAAGTCTGCTGGATTAACTGGTGCTGCAGGTAAGTCTGCTATAGTTGCTTTTGTTCCTTGTAAGGTTACTGAAACTCCCTGCGCTCCAGTATCGCCGGTATCGCCTTTTGCCCCCGGCAGTCCCTGTGCGCCCGTGCTTCCTTGAACACCTTGAGCACCCGCTGGTCCTTGTGGTCCTGCAGCACCGACAGCCCCATCAGCACCACTTGGTCCTGTTGCCCCTGTGGGTCCCGTCGGTCCTGTAAGTCCGGTGTCGCCTTTTGCACCTGTAGCACCTTGACTTCCCGTAGCACCTGTAGGTCCAGCTGGTCCTGTAGCGCCTTGTGCTCCAGTATCGCCGGTAGCGCCTGTAGGCCCAGCAACCCCTTGTGGTCCTGTGGGTCCTGCCGGCCCAGTAGCACCTTGAATACCCTGCGGTCCTTGTGGTCCTGCTTCACCACCGCCTGAAAACAACTGTCCGTCAACATATAAATCGCCGGCATCGGTGACAGTTAATGAAGCATTAATTCTTAATGGAACATTGTTGATGTATATGGTGTTGTTGCTAACATACAGACTCTTCCACATTTGGGTGGGACTACCAAGGTTTCCACCTAAGTTTGTGCTGGGTAATATATCCCCACCCACAGTCAAGTTGCTGGTTATTGTAGTTGCTTGATCAATAACGATTGCTGAACTGTCTGTAGTAGACATTACACTGCCCGTAAACTCAAAAGCCCCTAAGTTTAAAGCATCAACATCTAACCCTAATGATGTATATAACTCTGTAAAGTTAGCATTGATCTTTTGGAACGCTGCCCGCAGGCTATCTCCTCGACTGTCGTTTGGTGATGTTCCTACGTTAACTGTTTGTTTAGTCATTCTGCGCTCCGTTATAGTGTTCTTTTAATTCTAGGTCTAGGATAAACTGATCCTGTTGAGGGTCTTGGTTTATAATTGATTTTTGGAAATACATTGCCGCTGGTCTCTCTTTCTTTTTTGTAATACAGGTATAAATTTGCAGCACCTTGAAGATCTTGTCCATCTGTAGGCCCACCTGAAGTTGCCACAAGTTGTCCACTCTTAGCAATAGCGGTTATATAGGCTTTGGCTCTTTCTTGATTCATGTCCGGATACACTTCTAAAGCACAGGCTAATACACCGCATACCTGCGGGCTTGCCATACTGGTTCCGCTGTACTTGCCAATAAAATAACTGGCGTTTCTAGGATCAGCAGTACCACTAGGCAATGCACTAACAATATATGTACCGGGTGCAAATAGATCAACGCCGGCCCCGCAATCACTGTACAATACTTTTTGGTCGATCTGAATAGTATCTACTGACCCTACACATATTGCTGGAAGGTCGTGTGTACCATAGGTTAGATTGTCATTGGCTGTAGGACTAGTTCCGCGATGAGTATAGTAAGGTTGCAAGACACTAGCAGGATACCTAGTGGCCATTTCAAATGTGTTATTCCAATCAGCACCGCCCGGAACATCGTGTTTCCACCGGCCATTGCCCGCAGCTCCGACCATAATGATCCCTTCGTCATAAAGGTCTTCAATGTCGTCATCACAAGCAGATACTCTTAGAGGAATACGTTGTCCGCTAACAAATCCCCAATCGTTGAGTTGTTGAGTTGTAAATCCGCCGCCGGTTGTCTTGGCGCTGTTAATACCAGTTTGTAGATCTATTTGACTAGGGTTATTTTCGTAGAAGGTCCACTCGCAGACCATTGTGGGGCTACCCAGGGTTCCTGATGTAGTCGAAGTGCCTTCTTGTCTTACTCTAAATGTTCTGTTTGGTGCTACCCCTTCGGTTCCGTAATAAATTCTCTGTACGCTATTATCCTTAGCGCACCACATTATTTTTGGCAGTGCCGGCGAAGTAATACTAACACCACTCCATATTGTAGAACCACCGCCAAATGTCAGATAAAAGTTTGTGCTAGGATATAATGTGCTGTAAGAAGCGCCTAGATAGGTAATGCTAAATGGCAATGCCAAGGTCCAATATCCGTCATCATTGCTACCAGTTGTAGGACTTGTAGATGCTGTTAGTCCTGCTGCGCCTAACAGACTATTTGTAATACTGCTAACAGTGGCAGCTTCACTACCACTAGGTGTCTGAGTGATAGTACACAACATAGTAAATGCAGTCAGAGGATTAGTAACTTGACTAACATCTAACGTTGTGGTGTAAGTAACAGTATAACTACCAGTAGTTGGCAATGTTACATTTTGCTCGATAGTTGCACTAACATCACCGCCTTCAATTGAAGTAAACGGCCCTTGACTGTATGATGCTACCACAGAGTTGTCACTTTGTCTGACTATCTGTACACCTATAGTCAGACTGGTTTGACCAGTCTGACCACCAGAGGCAACATCGTGTGTTATTTGTAAAACTGTATTATTTCCAGTAGTAGTTAATGTTAATGTATAACTAGTAGCTGGTGGTGATATACCTAGAAGATATGCTGATTGATTTGATTCTAAAGTCCATGTTGGCGGAATAGAATTAATGGTTCCGCCAGTTGGGTTAGTGGGTCCTGTAGTAGTTATTCTATTTCCAGCATTTTCTAAACCTACTAAATTTGCCAATCTAGTTGACGATGTACAAACACCGCTGGTTCCAAGATAGGTAGTAGCACCACCCGGTGTATATCTTGTTCCTCTATAGGTCACAGCAGTGATATCAGTCATTGACCACTCACTAGGGAACACGCTGTCTCCCCAACTGTTGTTTACAATTGTGGGATTCTTTCGGCCAGTTGCAGGATTGACTGCTTTGTTTCTATGAAATGCTCTAACATAATCAAATACCAAACTAAAATTACCAGCATTACCAGTATCATAATATAAACTATAGATTGTAGCATTACGTGCCCAACCTTGAGTATTACCTGCAACAGTTCCTGCTACGTGCATGCCGTGCGGATCAAGCAGTCCTAGATTATACGTGCCTACTGCACCTCCGGTTACTTCGGGATTGTGTTGAAACCAATTATAGTTTACAACTCTTGATCCGCCAGTACCGTCTGCATTAACTGCAAATTCTGGATGAGCTTGTGTCGGTAGTCCGGTGTCGCAGATTACAACATCAACATTACGACCAGTTTGAGTAAGTTCTATAGTACCAGTTTGAGCGGCAGTTCCTGAACCGTTTCCTTGATAGCCCGTGCCTCCCCAACCTGTACGTTGCACACCTTCGGTACATCTTAACAATGCCCAGTTCTTCATAGCCGATGATGTACCGCTTGATTTGTCCCAAGCAGAACTAGTCTGTGTAATTGTATTAGTACCTGCCTTAATACCTAGTTCATCTGGATGTATGCTAACTGCCTTTACTCTAGGATCATTTTTTAATTGGGTAGCTTCCCAATCGGCTAATCTATAAACAGTATTTCTGCTCATAGGTCTACGTTCTAGACATTGTACGTCACGATGTATTTCTGTATCGGGTGGCGCCTTTCCTGAAGTTTCTAATTCTTCATAGATAGCATCGAGGTCATTATAGTCGTACACTGTGACAATGTACTTTCTAGTTCTGATGTACGACAACATTTCTGACATATTATGCCTCTAATTGTACAGCAGTTAATGTAACAGTGATGGTTGATGTTCCGCCACTCTTGTTAGTCACTGCTAACTGTATGTTTGTATCTGGACTCGATTCATTACTAAATCCTAATGCACCGGGACTAATTAAAATAGTTTGTGCTCCTGTGGTAATAACTTCAGCTACTACACCAGATCCCGGAGTTGGATCAGCACCTTCTACTCTACTTGCATCTGCTGTTCTGCTGGCAACGTCTGTATAAATTCTTACCCAAGCAGCGGCTGATGTTTGAATCTTGTAAAGCATGTAACCTTTGTATCCGACGATAGTCAAGTTGCCGGTAGCTGCGTTAGCCAAACTTGCAGTTGTTCCCGCAACGGCAGCTCTCGCTGCTAGTGTGCCACCCCCACCACCCGAAATTGTTCCAGGTAACCATTTGCTGCTAGCCGAACTCCACACTAACGTTTGACCGTTTGTAGGGGCACTAGTAGTTGTGTCAACATCACTTAGGGCATCAATGCTAGTCACAGAATATGCTGCTGGTATAGTTGGCAATCCGCTTAAGGAAGAATATGCACCTGTAGTGGCCACTGTGGCTAATGTTGGACCGGTAATTGTAACCTTGCCTTCACCGTCAGTAGTTGTGGTAATTCCAACAGCACCTGCAAAGCGTAGTGTCTCTCCAGAGAATATTGTTCTCATGGTAGAGTCATCGCCTGCTACGCTAAATTCAAAATTGCCACTAACTCCGCTGATTCCGCCCGCCGGCACAGGTCCCCATGTAATTTCTTTGCTTGTTGGATTATAATATAGTGTTTGCGGGCCAGTGACTTCTCTAATTGGGGCAACATAAAATCCAGCTGCTGCGCCGTCGAGTGCAACCCCGCTGGCATTAATAACAATGCTATTTGCAGACTGACTGGTTTGACCAGCAAGAGAACCAATTGCCACTGCGGATGCGCCTTGTGAAGTTGCACCAGCATTATTACCAATGGCTATAGCATCCGCACCTTGCCCGGTATAACCAGCACCTGGCCCAACAGCAACAGCATATTGTCCTTGATTAATTTCTCCAGCCTCTCGTCCAAATGCCACAGCGGCCGTACCTTGATTATTGTAACCTGCTAGCCATCCAACTGCGGTGGCATTATTGCCTTGAGTAATACTGCCAGCATTCTCACCTAATGCTATTTTAGTTTCTGAAGTACGCAAACTGGATGTTGCAATAGGACCAACTACTGTGCCAGTGGCACCGTTGATAATCAGTGTAGACGTATCTGAGAATACAGAACCTTTAAGATATGTTACATCAAATGTAATACTATCACTGACTGCATTAGTAGTTAATTGTATGCCTTCTCCGGCTACCAACACCAAGGTGTCTGTTGCATTATCAGCTAGTACAGATGTTTGTCCACTAACTGCAATAGATGTAAATCCAAATCTTGTGTTGGTAACAATAACTGTGCCAGTACTTTGATTAATGGAGATTCCATCACCTGCTGATATAGCGGTAACACCTGTGTTTGATAATGTTATAGATCCAGTTGCCGCACTAACGTTTAAACCTACGCCCGAGACTGCAAAGCTAGTTACACCTGAGTTGGTAAACGTAATACTATCTGCAGAAGCATTGGTTGTGATACTGATACCAGTACCATCAATAAAGGTCAGTGTGTCCGATGTACTGTCTGCTACCACGTTCGATTGGCCACTTACTGCAATAGTTTGAAAAATATTTTGCGGAACACTCGGCGCTGCGTTAGTAATTCGAACTGTGCCAGGAACACTAGTGTCTAAAGAAATACCAGATCCAGGATCTGTAATAACACTTACTATACCTGTATTAGCTATAGTTACATTACCAGTTCCGCTGCTAACACTTATACCATAGCCTGCAATTGTTGACACAACACCTGCATTAGAAATAGTTACATTTCCAGTTGCACCGCTTACAGTAATACCAGTACCGCCAGCATTAGATAGTACACCACTATTGGCAATGGTTAATGTGTCGGTTCCAGAATTAGTAGTTAATGCGATTCCTAGACCGCTAGCAACTGTTAATGTATCTTCGCCACCACCTTCTGCTACAATATTACTTTGTCCTGCTACTGCTATGGTTTTAAAATATTCAGAGTCAACAGTATTCCCACCAATCGACGATCCTGCTGGAAGATTAACTGCACCATACTGTGAAGTAATTATTGCACTTCCTAGGTGTATCGAGCTACCACTAAGGTAAAGATCTCTCCATCTTTTAGTTTCCGATCCTAGATCAAAAGTCTCATTTGAACCAGGAATGATATTTGAATTTAACGAGGTTAAATCAACGGCACCACCACCTCCAACGCTTAGGTACAGTTCGGTGAAGTTATCATTTATTCGATTAAATGCTTCGTCGACTGTACTCCACAGTATCGGAGCAGAACCTGAATTTATCGTTTGTCTAGACATTATGTTCTTCCTACGGCAACTTCAATAGTGCCAATGTGATCTGAATTGTAATCTGCTAATGATTTACCAATGACTGTACCAGTCTTAGCAGTCCCTCCTGCTGATATTCCAACACCAGGGATATTCGATGTTACTATTAAATCGCCCTTGCTAATTTTTCCTACTACCCTACAAGGCACACGACCCTGTAATGCTATTAGATTTTTAAGTCCAGGACAAGCACCGTTCATGCTATATGCTGCATTATCACTTACAACCCCTGCTACTCTATGATCGCCGTAGGTTGATGATAATGTTACTTCTTTATTTCCGCCAAACACAAGAACTGTTCCAACGTCATATTCTTTGTCGCCTTCGTAGTATTCAGCTAGGTCGGCGGAATAGGTTGCTTGCAATCTGCTGCCGGTTCCTAGAGTCCACAGCCCAGTTATAGTTCCAGGAGTACCTGCTGCTCCTGTTGTTATAATAGGAGTAGTAATTGATCCTACAGTAATAGGAGCATTACTTAGACCGTTCTGTGTTCGAAACAAGTGAGCATCATTATCGTAAAATGTTCGCTTATCAGTAGCCACACTTCCGTCACCAATCAATATACCCACTTGACTTAAGAATCCGTATACCTGAGTATAGCCGCCTGTAGCAGATGTTGTAGTATCTAAAATTATCTTTGTATCAACTAGCAATCTTTCTATAGAAACGTTTCTAGCACCAAAGTCTCCGTTACTATCTCGTTTGACCAATGTGCTAACAGCGTTAGTACTTGATTCATCTACAATAGCATAATCAGTATCGTTAGTAGAAGTAAAGCCAATGCGTCTCAGATATCCAGTACCAGTGTTGTACTGTGATTTTTTAATTGCTCCGCCAAGGTCGGCAATTGAACTGAACGGCACCGCAGTAACATTACCTGCTACTAGTGTTGAATTTCCTAATACTGTCTTAGTAGGAACTTGTTCGAGTTTGGCCAAAGTAAGACCGTTATCTTTTACAGTTAACCATCCGTCAGTGGCTGTGAATTGTGCGCTGTCAAAACTTGCTAATCCTCGATCAGCTTGAACAATACCAGTAGCATTTGCTCTAGTTGAAGCAGCAGTCATAGACAGCTTGCTTTGAACAATAGCTGCGGCAGAATTTATATCGGTGTTAGTGATAACACCAGGGTTGATTTGTGCGTCAACAGTATTGGCAGTTGAATCGATGTTAAGACTAATGTCTCCAATTACTCTAGAATTTTGTGCAAAATTTCCAGCGCCAGTGAAAGTTAATAGGTCTCCGCTTCTAGGATCAGTTGCCTGGAAGTCAGCTAAGTTATTAAGTGTCAAACTTCTAAGGTTAATACCGTCAGTAGGATTAACTGGATCAGCCATGTTGGTGATTTTAAATCCACCAACATCTAAATTGGCCTTCATTGGAAGTTGCCCGTCTAATGACAGGAAGCCACCACTAAATGCAGGAATCAAACTGGCCTGTGCAATTGGACTACCTGTATGACTTGTTCCTAATCTACGTTCAACATAACCTCTAGCAGCGTTTTCTGTTGGAACAGTATCAGTAGCATTATCAGAGAACGAACTGTCTGTTGAGAATTCACTAACTGGTACACCTCGCTTGAATCCCAATCCGTCCAGGTTACTCAATGCAATTGACGCTGCAAAAGTAACACTACCTGTACCTTGGTCAACTCGGAAATATGGACCAACGGAGAAATTACCGAATTGATCAGTAGTTACATAGAATACACGTCCGACACTGCGTTCTTGTGTTTCAGAATCTGGGTCTAGTGCATTGACAGCTGGACCATAAATTTCATTTGGATAGTTAGTATCTGCATACGAACCAGTACCAATTTCTAACAAATCATGTGAAGTTACACGAGTCAATGAAATACGAATTGTTAACGTCCCTGGCTCATCCTTACCAGTAGACGCTTTAAGACTAGGTAAGTTTGTAAAATATACCAATGAGTCATCTAGTGCCGGGCTAACGGTGAGCAATCCATATGCCTGTCCTGTAACCGTTTCGTTTTGATAACCTTGTACTGTATAGGTAATTGCTTTGAATACTATTTTAGTGCCAACTAATCTTGCTGCTTCGTCACCACTAATTGGAACTACAGCAAACGTACTGTCTCCAGCACGACCTATAACTTTACCTACGCTGTGTGTTCCACTTTGTGTAAAACTAGTTTCGATTTCAGTACTGGTACTAGTTGCAATATCTGTTACAGTGAAAGTATCCGGAGTCAATACATTCTTGACAAAGAACAGTCTAGTGGTAGACAGTCCAATGGGCAATATTCCAGTTGTGGTAAATCTAATAGCATCTCCGGCATTGAATCCGTGTGATACTAGACTTATTACTCCCGGAGCTCCAATTGAAATTGTACATACTGCTGCACTAGTTACAAATGGCTGAATTGGATCTACTGTAAGATCGATATAGTTATAATTTTCTCTAAGCGTAGTTTGTGCAAGACCGTAGACTTCGTATGCTTGCGTTCCGCTTTGACTACCAGTAGTAGTAATTGGTGTGCCGCGCTTTGATGTGCCTACTCTAAAACTGTCTTCGGTCCATCCATCGGATTGAACATAATAGATAGTTCCAAGAGATAATCCAGTTGGTAAGGTGCCCGTGGTAGTTAGTGTTAGCTGATAGCCGGGTTGTAATCCATGATTAACTCTAGTAATTACTGCTGGACTACTAATTGAAATTGTAATAGTTCTTTCGCCTAGCGGATCAGAATAAGCATCAAATTGCAATACGCGATAGACTTCTGGAGATTCTGCAAGTACCAATCCAGTACTTGGTCGAACTGCAACGTCTACTGCATTGCCTGTTAAAACTGTGGTAGAATTTTGTCTAATGGTTACAACATCACCGTCAGCAATTATCGCAGCTAGACCATCAATACCTGCCCCTTCAGAACTTCGAAGACTTAGTCTAGATACACCCGGCGGTAGACCCGATGTTGTGGCTCCGGTAATTGGATACCTAAACATGGTTCCTAGCCCGTGATCGACTTCTAGTTCGCTGTTCTGTAATGGAGGATACGTGTAATTGGTTACATATATAATAAGACCATTAACTTCAGTTTCATAGAAAGCAGACGGTGCATAGCAGTCTGCAGATTGTGCAAGATCATAATATAACGAAACCGGAGTTGGAACTTCCAATGGATCCGATCCCTCAGCTACCAGTGCAAAGTTACCGTGAGCACTAGACCCGCCGATAGATCTAATCTGTCCACCACCTATAGAATAATAAGAAATATGACAATAGTAAGTAAACATACTCACACACTCTGCCAAACCGCCGTTATTGACAACAATTCCATAGCCCAAGTCGTTAATCTGTGTGTAGTCGTTTGACAACATACTTCTATTACCCGGCATCAATACTTCGTATACGTTGGCATTTTCGTTAACAAAATCTATAACAGCCTGTTGGATGTCTGTTTTTTCTGTAACCAGTGTTGTTCGTGCAGCAAGTAAGGTTGAAGAGTATCCAACCAGACTAGGTAGTGTTTCAGCCGTCGGAGCAGTACCAGTTGATACTGTTGTTGCAATATCAGATACTAATGTTTCTATTACACTTTGTATAGTTGAATCACTAACAGCACCAGGAACCCTAGGAGTAGCTGTATATGTTGTAGTTGGTCCTAAGTCTAAAATAACCTGTTTGGCCAAATATTTGGCATAGGTAATGCCGGCAATAGTTTCTGTCAGTTGACCGGCTGGGATCTGTAAAACTGATGCAGAGCCTACACCGTCATAATATTTAATACCAGCTTTTCTTGTTTCACTATTTCCGCCATAGATGATATCGTAAATTAAGGCTTCAATGATGTATCCAACATCTCTAGAACAAGTTTCTTGATTAAATACCAACGATGGATAGGTTGTGGTCAAATAGCCAATTGTTTCGTCTTGAATAAATTCTATGTTGGCCTGTAGTAATGTGCTAGCATTAGCTTTGTTAGCCGCAAGGCCTACAGGATTAGTAAATGACAACGCTGGAGCAAATGTACTGCCGTTCCTCACAATATTTGCAATAGTTGTTTTACTAGTTTCAACAATTGACTGAGCAGCTGGAGAAGTTGTTAAGTAACTAGATGCTTGGTCGTGTGCCTCTTCAATGGCTCGTACAGTTAGGTCTAATTGATCTTCAATTACTACTGAAGCCGCTGCAAGTCTATAGGATAGACCAGAACGTCTAGCATGATAGTTTGTACCAAACACAATGTCATAACCAACACCATCAATAATTAATCCAACATCTCGATAACAAATTGATTCATTATAGGTAAACAAATCATACGGCCAAGGAGTGGTTTCATCTAACACAAACGAAGCTGTTGATCCTGCTGTGCTATATGTGTAATCTCTCACATAGTTAATTCTATAAACAGTATCTTCAACAATAAACGATGCTGGCAATTGAGGCATACGCTTCAGTTCACCAACACGCAAGAATGTTGTACTATCTTTATTAATGATTTTGAATTTTAAGTTGCCGGCAAACCCGTCAATGTATTGTCCACCAGCAAACGTTTGTCTACCTGTACTCTTAGAGAATGATGCACATTCTTGTGCATATGGAGATTTAGCAAGGATCTGTCCTTCTGGATCGAGTACCATGGCAAATCCGCCATGACCTTGGAATGTAACTGCCTGTAAACGAACAGCATCATTACATAACATAACGTCCATTTGGTCGTTATCTTTAGGGTAGTTAACGCTGCCGGAGTTATCAATCACATCGATAATTGCGTTAATTAATGCTCCCACAACTCCGCCGGTATTAGTAGCACTGCCGCCTGAAGTATAACTTCCTAATCCAACACCGGTTACACTATCAGTTAGTGCAGCATCATTATAAAGATAAAATGATGTAGCGTCTATACGATCAATGTAGTAGTCATTACCGTTTATTTCAGTCATGCCTCCTACATTACTCAATAAGATTTGATCTCCATCTACTAGACCGTGTGCAGTTGATGTAGTAATTGCAATAGGGTTTGTATTAGTTGCTCCAGAAATATTAAAAGATGTACCTCCAGTACCCGATTCTGCAATATACGCACCGTCTACAATTTGAGGATATGATGTTTGAAAAGTTTCCTGTATAGGTACATTTCTAATTACCAATTGCGCAAGTACACCCAATCGGCGAATAGCTGCAATTGTTTGAGATAACTGAGCACCAATGGCAATTAGCCCACTAGCATTACCATAGTATTTTAATGCAGCAGAAACAGTTCTATTACTACCGCCCCACTTTAAGTCAAACACCATTGAATCAATAATAAGTCCAACATCACGCTGACAAATTGTTTCGTCATAAACGAAGTTTGGTGCAAAGGGTGCTACACTATTAGCAGATTGATCAGCAATCCATCTAACTACTTCAGCTTGTATAAATTGTCTATTTAAAATTAATAGCTGAGCAGCAGCTCTATAATATCCTCTGTTATTAACTAGCGGATAAACAGGTTGCGCACTGTCTTGAAGATAATGATATCCGAATAATCTATCGGCAATAGTTATTTGATCTGTGCCAATAACACCAACTGTTAGGTCTCTTCTAAAATTTATAAATGCCCACGGGCTAGAACTTAGTCCAGGCTTTGGTCTAATAATACAACGTCTAAATTCATCACCGATGATTGAAACGTTATTGGGAATTCTTAACGGTAAGTTTTCTTCGTAGACTCCTGTTTCTAACAAAATACTAATTTGAATTTTCTTTGTAACATCGCCGTAGGATATTACTTCGCCAATTTCGAATGTACCGTATTTCAAGTCCACATCAAACTGTTCATTGCCATTACTATCTAATGAACCATTATGAGATAAAATTTGTGCTAATGCACCCGAACTTTCTCCGCGAAGATATAGTCCTTCGCGTATATCTCGACTTCTAATAGCAAATGGTGTTGAGGTAGTTACATCTCCGGTAAAGTCTGTTCGATAGCCTTCCGTCTTTATAAGAAATCTTGGAAGACTCACTTCGACTGTAGGTATACTGGTAAATCCAGAACCTTGATCGTTAACGGTTATACTTTGCACAACGCCGCCGAGAACATCGGCAGTACCAAACGCACCAGCGCCTCCGCCTCCGGAGATTCTAACAGACACAAGTCCATAGCTGCTACCGCCGTTAGTTACCTGTACATTGTTTACTTTGTAGGTTAAATTTAGTGTAACACCGTTACCGAAATCGCTATCGTCGCTGCAAGAAATTGCTGTACTGCCCGGAAGTGCGGTATACACTCCAGATGACAATTGACGAATTGTTAATATTCCGCCTGCTTCTGTAATTGACAACACTTCGTATCTTGCAGGTTCGATGTTTGTGCCACCTAACACAGTAATGATATCACCAGGTCTATAGTTAACTCCTACGTTATTAACAATAGCAGTGTCAACACTCATCAATGGAATACCAGAGAATCCTGAACCACTTGCAGGAGCATTTTCAATATCTTCTAGAGTACACTCGCTAGCACCATTATTATAGGTTAGTGTTTTCTTATAAGGTCCGATTTCATCTCTAGCTTCTAGTACTATTTCTTCAGCTTTTTTAAGAGCAGCTTCGATGGTTCTATAAGCGTAGGCTAGAGCACGACCCTGTAGTGCAGAACTTACCCCTACTCGATCATCTTGACCGGATGTTGCAACATATAGATTAGCTGAACTGCCAAATGAAGAGTTATCAACATATCGTTTAGTTGCAGCAATTAATCCGTCATACACTTCGTCGTCATCGGGCTCTGGGTCGCGTGATAGAATCAATGGACCGGTCATGGTTCCAAACGCTGGAGTCTTTAAATTAGTTCTTGGATCAACTGCATCAACACCTGCACGGGCAATTTTGCTA